GTGTTTGGTCTGTTAATCCTAAATCACTTGCTAAACTTATTGATAACTATATTGTTAGTGATAAGCAAGCAATGAAAACAAAAGCATTTAATTTAGGGTTTGAACATTTTTCAAGAGAGTCATTAAAAGAAAAATATATAAACATTATTAATTCATAAAACAAAAAAGCCAGCCTATCTCTAGACTGGCAATTCTGTAAGTAAATATTACTTCTTTGGCGCTGCCTTCTTAGCAGGTGCCTTCTTCTTTACAGGTGCCTTAGCAGCCTTCAGAGCGGTCTCTACAGCCTTAGCATCTGGCAATAGACCAAAAGCCTTGTCGTTAGGATTGATTGCTCTAATTGCCACTGGTGCGATTGCTGCAACAAGTGCAGTCCATAGATCCTTTGGATCTGTTACGCCTGCCATGTATAGTGCAAGGCCTGATGCAAGGACTGAACGTCCGTATGATGCAAGTAGTGCCTTTAGTTGTTCTGTGTTCATTTTTCCTCCTAGGATAGAACCTTAATTAGTATAGCATATCCAGCCCATAGCCCTACAATTCCTGCGACTCCCGCAAAAACTGGTGGTGCTGGTACTGGCAATTTGAATGCAGCAAATACCACGCCACATCCAAAACCTGTTAGTGTTGATAATAATATATCTCTCATTATTTTATTTCATCATCTGGAAGTAGTGTTTTTAATTCTTTGTATGCCTTTGAAATATTTTTCATAGATGGATAATCTGGTCTTGACATAGACAAGGCATCTCCATATTCATCAAAATGAGATACATCTGCATCAACATCACTAACAAACTTTGTTAATCCTTTTTGTACGCTTTCAATATATGAAAAAGCCCAGTCTCGTGAATCAGAAAGAAACTTAATAAAATTCTCTTTGTGTATTGATTCATCTGAGTCTTCTTTTGTTTTTGTAGATTTTGTTAAATCAACATACTCTTGAAGCAAGGTGTTTTCAATAAATAGTTTTGAAATATCTTTTTTAAGTTTAATAGATTGTTTTAAAACCAACATATATGACAATGCAAAACAAACTGTCAATGTTGCAAAAACAATAATAAGAATATCTTTCATATCTACACCCCACATGTTTTAATTATATCCTAATGCCGTGGGTTTGTCAAACTATAAAAATCTTTAAAGTTAGTATTAGTAAAGATCTCATACTCTGCAAGGGTTCTAATGTTTCCAGCACCAAATATTCCCTCTTCTTCGCCACAAAGGATTCTTCTTTGTTTTTTGTATGATATTTCTTCTAACTCTTTCCAAGATAAACCTCTTAGGTTTCTATCTCCCCAGACTTTATAGTATCCGCCACGAGAATAAAAATGATAGACAATATTTTTTGCAGGGGAATAAATATCCCAGCCTCTAGTCCAAGCCCTCATAGCAAAACAAATCTCTTCACCAAAAAAACTTAGGTCTGGATCATATGGAAGTTCATTAACCATTGCCCCGTAAGAAAAGATAAAACCACCAAGAACAGTTTCTGATATTTCTGGATCTTCTTTTGCTCTATTTATAAACTCAAGTCTTTCTGCTGTCCATTGATTCTTTCTATTTAGTGCTACCTTTTGTCTAGTTGGATATGATTTTATCTTTGGATGCTTTTTTATTAAATGCATACCGCCATTACTTTCTGGCTCAAAGGGCGCTGGGAAATATGAAAGGAGAACTGATGAGTGACCAGAAATATTCTTAGCCCTTTCTAGTTGATCAATAGATATAGTGTCCCAGTCTTTTGCAAACCTTGTATGTGAGTCAATTTGAAGGAAATAGTCTTCATTGTTATATAGTTCCATGGCCTTTGCTCTTGCATACCCCGCACCTCTGGCTTCTTTAGAGTGCATATTTACAAGGGATAGGTTTGAAACAAAGTCAAAGTTTGGTATTTCTAATGGCAGTCCCTGATAAACAACACCAAAGTGTAGGTTTTCTGGATTACTTGCATTGTCAATAGCACTCTTAATGGTATAAGGAAGTTCTGGATCACGAAAAGATGCTATAGATATAAATATTGTCACTTAATAGCCTCTCTTGTAACTAATACTATTGCGCCTTCCATCTCTAATGCTTTTTTTGCATTTAGTACATACTGTAATGCCTGTATCTTATCATCATGAACCATTTTTGCAAATACATATTCGTCTAGTTTAATTGTTAAAAAATGTTCATTATCAATTAATTCTATTTTAAAACCTTTCGGAGGAATTATAGAGTGAAAGGCTCTACGCATTTGATCTGTATACATTACTTCTCCATTGTCAATGCTTGCCAGGTATTAGCCCAGTCTTGTTTAGTTTTATGTTTATTAAACTCTCTAGATATATTTCCAAGTTCAAGGAATACTCCACCCCAAACACCATACTCTTTACCAGAAACACCGTTAGCAAAACAAATATTTGATACTGGGCATCTTTGGCAAATTGAGTCTACAATTGGACGCACCTCTACATCATCTTCATACTTATCAAAGAATATATTAGTATCAAGCCCAAGACAGGCTGCTTCATCTTTCCATAAATGTTGCTTCATTTATTGACCGTATTTGTTTGGAATATCCCAACCATTACGATTAAGGTTAAAGGTTTTTTGTAGGTACCATGCATTTTTTACACGTACTCCACTTGGAGATGTTCTTGCAAGGTCTGATCTTTTGCGTTCCACAACATCCCAGCCAATCCATTCAAGTTCTTTATTCTTTGAAACAATTTTTTCCATATGTGCTAACGAACTAATTATCATGTTTGTACTTTCTTTTAGTAACGGAAGATTCCTACTTCTACATTCTTTGATTCTGCAAAAGTAGTTAGTTTGGATACTGGCTCTTTAGGTTTGCTAAGAAATGCAAAATAGTTTACTTGATCCATGTTGTCATGTACCCAACTTTCTGGAACTTTATAAAACTTTATCTTACGACCCCTTGCTTTCATTCCTCTTTCTGAAAGGTTTGAAAATTCTGAAACAAAAGAGTTGACCCTTGTTGGACCGACAGAATAAATTATAAAATCTTTTTCTTCTTCTTTCATTCCAGATAAAGCAACACTTATAGCACGAAGGAATAGATTATAGTCATCAAACTCATTAGTTCCCTGCACTGCCACTATCATTTAGTTTCCCATTCTTTAAGTTATCCAGGATGAATAACATCTTATCTATTTCTTTTTTTGACATTTTGGTTGTATCTAAAGGTCTTCCAGTTTCTGGTCTAACCTTTCCATCTACCGTATCTCCAACATAGAACATGTTATTTGATACCCAATATGCTTTTTCATCTATTATGACAACCCTAGTTGTCTGTTTCTCTTTCCAAATTTTAGACTGAGATGTAACAACTTTGTCATCAAAAATGTCTTTAAAGAAAAAATCTTTTAATATATTATGCATATCACTTTGACGATATAGTATTTTATTAAAAGACTTTTTTCTTTTTTTGTTCATTACTATAATTATAGAGGAAAAGGCTATCAATGTCAAGCCCACAACAAGGATATAAATCATTTTTACTCCTTTAAACTAAATGGACTTCCTTGCCAAACCTTTTCTGTCTTGCTTTTTTCACGTTCAACGATACTGCGACTCCATGAGAATCCAGCATCACCACCCCATGCGTCCCACATAATTCTTCCATTTGATGGAAACTCTGGTCCATCAAAGAAACCTTTACCTTTTTTATCTACTTCATGACGTGAAAAGAAAGAGTACATTCTCTTAACAGTATCAAGAGACATAGAGGCTCCACTAACAATATCTGTTGCTCTGCCCCAGCCTACTGGAGTTCCAGCACCTGTTGCCTTACCATCTTCTTTCCATTTCAAAGCACGTCTAGCAGCAGCCTTCATGCCTGCATTAGGTGAGTATGTATCTGCCATTACTTATCCTTCTTTGGATGCTTTACTTCATATGGACCAAGAATGGATTTAACTGTACCGTTTTTATTCATGCGTACAATCTTTCCGTCCTTAATTTGTGTTGCATTAAATGATTTTGCTTTTTTCTTTGGCATTATTTTAAAAATCCATTCCAAAAATTATCTGATCCTAATTCTTTTTGAGACTTATATGCTCCACCACGGCGCTTATATTCTTGTACTACCCAAGAATTTGCAACGGCAGAAGGATAAACATCAAACTTATCTTTTGCTGCTTGAACAACTCTTGCATATAGTTTAGGATTTGAAGGTGTTGAACCACCAGAACGTGGTTGAATCATTTCACCATAGTTAGGCTTTTTTGCTTTTTCCATTTCATCTTCCATTTCTTCTAATTTTCCAATTGATGAATCATACATTGCCATTGCAACCTCTGAATCCATCTCTTCGCTATCCTCTTCCATGTTGTGATTGTTTATGTCTGCAATCTTTGCATCCTTATACATCATTCCAATGCTATAGGCTGTTGGTTCCCATTTGCCATCTTCTTCTTCATAAATTCTTACAGACATTGCTGGGTTTTCTGGTGGCATTGACTCAAGTGCATACTCTGATCCAGGGGTACCTAGTGTTCCACCTTCAACCATAATATGCTCTACAACTCCGTGGACCATGCCCTCAGAGGTAGAACCCATAACAAAATCGCCTTCTTTTATCATCTAATTAGTATATCAGACTTTAGTTCTTTAGTAGTCTTTTGACTTCTTCTAGTGCCCAGATTTCTGGCTTAGTTAGTTTAGAAACCTCAGCCTTATCAAGGCCCTTTTCAGATATAGTGACTATTGGATCTGGCAAGAAAAAATCAATGTTTAAATATCCTTTTTCCCATAGATTTAGAAGGTCTTTATTTACTACTTTAAGGTGGTCTTCATACATATCTGGCATAACATCTTGCAACTTAGGGGTTACTGCATATAGGAATTCTCCAGTTTCAGCATCTAGGCCAGCAACCTCTAAAGCACCCTGAAGTATAAGATTATTTATTAGATCGTCTTCAGGGCTATTCATATCTAATCAATGCTTCTAATTGCTGCCTATTTTGTGCACCAGTTACACGATGAATCTCTTTATTGTTTTTCATTACTACAAAAGTAGGGATAGACCTAATACCAAAATCTTGAGTCATTTCAATCTCTAAATCAACATCAACAATAAAAAACTTAGCCATGATCTGTTCACGATTTAACTCTTCAACAATTGGCCTTGTTTGTTTACAAGGACCACACCAATCAGCAGTAAAATAAAGAATCATATTCATCTATATTGTCCTAATCTTCCATGTCATAACCTTTGGTCCTTGATCTATCATCTGAAACATGTTATGTTCAAACTCATCTCTAAGTTCTATATATAGTTCTGGATGAACCTCTTGTAACTTATCAGTAATTGAGTATGTCATCTCACCAAATTGATCAATACCAGACATCTCTATAGCACCTTGTACTATTAGGTGCTCTAATAAGGCCTGACTTTTTGGATTCATTATTTACCTGATTTTAATCTTGCCTTTTTGAGTGCTGCAAAATCTTTAACCTTGGTATCTCCAAGGTATCCCCATGCATAACCATCATTGATCATCATGTCGTTAAGTGATACTGTGTTTCCATCTACATATACCCAGCCTAAAATGCGACCATACTTTTCAGATGAGTCCATCTTTTCAGTCTTGATAATAACAGACTTAGCGTCCTTTAGAGACTTTTTTAGGTACTCCTTGGCTTCAAGACCAAGGGCCTTCTCAGCAAGATCCTTTGTGCGAGACTCAGGGGTATCAATACCAGCCAGTCTTACACGGGATGCAAACAAAATATCAAACCCTAAATCAATAAGAACATCAATGGTATCTCCATCTACTACATTCTCTACTTTTCTTACATAGTATTCATACATTATTTATACCGCCAATTTTTCTCGTTCGTCAATTACAGTTAATGCAAAAGACATCATCTTTTTATATCCTTGTGGATCATTCATAATCTTATTATAGTGGTGTCCACAAAACATTAAATCTCCAGATATTCCAGTTACTTTAACAAGTGCTTCTGATGGACAAGAATCACAACGATCTGTTGCCTTTAATAGCCATTCTTTTTGAACAACTTCTTCTGTCATTGTCATGTTCATAGTATACCGCTACTTTCTGTTATCAGTGGAATAGAATCCACTACCGTTGAATACTGCTGTTACATTAGAGTATACACGTTCCAGTGGTAGAGTGCAAGTTTCACACTCATACCCTGGATCGGTATCTTTAATAGATCTTTGTTTGATTACAACTTCAGGACATTTTCCTGTACATTTGTATTCATAAACTGGCAATTACTTTACCTGGTTTCCCTTGCCCCCACCAGAAGATTTCTTAATATCTTGACTTGTTGAAACCTTTTTAACAGCATCTGGAGATGTTGCCTTTGCTGGTGTTGCTGCTAGTTTATTTAGTAGTGGAGCATTTTCTTCACCAGCATAAACTGGACGACCCCAACCAACAACAGCATTAATCAACTTTTTCTTGTTGTTCTTAACATAAGCACGAGTTTTCTCAACGCACATTCCACCATTGCGTTGGTCTCCCTTTGCAGTTCCTGAAGTGTTTCCTTCAATAACTTGAATTGTTCCATCGCCATTGTTCTTAATGCAAAGACCAACATGTGAAATACGATTTACACCATCATCTGGGAAATCAAAATAAATCCAGTCTCCTGGCATTGGGTCATCATTACGAGCATCTGACCAGCGACCTTCTTTTTTAAACTGATCTGACGCTGCTACTGTTGATGCAGACTTTGGAAACTTTGCTACCCCCGCAGTAAATGCACACCAAGAAACGAATGACTGGCACCATGGTTGGAAGTTAACCTTCATCCATGCACCATACTTTGTTTCATTATCTTTAGGCCCTTCAATAGTTCCTAACTCTTTCTTTGCAACCTCAATGATTGCTTCTAGACTACCCTTTGCTGCCATTTTTTATCTCCTAATATTAAGGGGCAGTTTAAAGACATGCCTAGGTCTCTTATATAATTATAGCCTATATACTACTTTTTAGCAAGTTTGATTTCAATAGTCTTTGGCTTTTTGTCTTCAGGAATAATACGATCTACATTAATATGCAGCATACCATCCTTCATTTCTGCACCAGTTACTTCCATATACTCTCCAAGAGCAAATGATCGTACAAATTTACGACCAGCAATACCCTTATGAACTACTTCAGCATCTATTACCTCTACAATCTCACCCTTAATAATAAGAGTTCCATTGTCTACTGAGATATCAATATTTTCCCTGGAAAATCCAGCAACAGCCAAAGAAATTCTATATGTATCTTCATCTAGTTTGAGAAGATCATATGGAGGATATGTCTGTGAGTTTGTTTTATGTGCGGTATTTAAGCGGCCTAACTCTCTGTTAAAGCCAATAAAAAAAGGATCATTGAATAGATCCATTGCATGTGTTACTACCATTTTATTCCCCTTTCAAGCGAATAAGTTATGTACCCCCAATTGGCAGGTACATATATATTATATCAAACTTTTGTAGCCCTACAGAGAATTGAACTCTGCTCACCAAGATGAAAGCCTGGTATCCTGACCACTAGAAGATAGGGCCTTGGAGCGAGTGACCAGAATTGAACTGGCACCATCTGCTTGGAAGGCAGAAGCACTACCATTATGCAACACTCGCTTTTGCTGGTCTGGCAGGGATCGATCCTGCGACATCCGAATTAACAGTTCGGCACTCTACCATCTGAGTTACAGACCAAAACCAATTAACCTAAAAGACTTACAAGCCTATTGGTTGTAGTTGATCGTCCTACTGCTTGCTTAGATACTGATACAAAATAATCATAAGTTGATTGATAGGTACCCTTGTAATTTTTAGCCCATGCTGCAGAGAATGCTGCAGTTGCTGCAGATGTTCCTGCAAATCTTCCAAGTTGAGTATTAAATGCTCCAAGAGAATAGAAGTCTACCTCTGGTGCAGCATTTGAGTATGGTGCCATAGCATCATCTTCTGTTGCTCCACCAACTGCAACTGCTTGTGGAATACATGCTGGAAAATCAATTCTAGCGTAGTCACGATTGTTTCCAGCAGCAAAAATTGTAGCAACTCCCGCAGCAGATAACTTATCAATGTTTCCAATAAGTTCTGCATGTGTTACACGAATTGGACAATAATTTGGACCTGTTCCCAAAGTATGATTTCCTTGTGATGCAGAAACTGAAACAATATTATACTTTTGCTTATTAGCAACCACCCATGTAAGAGCCTTCGTTACTTCATTAATACTGTATGTATCCATCTTCCCATTCTTTAGGACTCCAGCAATACGTACAAAAATAATATCTACATCTGGGTTAACCTGATTAGCAACAAGTGCCATGATAGTTCCATGTTCAAACCCACCTTTTAATGCTACAGATGATGGAAGAGTTGCTGCTCCAGGACCTTCTTGGAATCGTTGACCATTTGGACAAACCATGCTTCCAAGAATACATACTTCTTGAACAAGTTTTGCTTTTAGTTGCGGAATAGATGAATCAATTGCTGTATCAATAATAACAATTGATTTGTTTGGTTCTGCATGTACTGGCTGTAATAGTACTAAACTAAATACCGCTATAATTCCCACTGCTATTTTTTTCATGTTTCTCCCTGTTAGTTTTCTTTGATTTTAATTACTACTTGGCAAGGGTCTCCGCCCTCTTCCCATTCTTGCTGCTCTTCTTCATTCATATAGGGATCACCCTCATGAGTATTACAGAACGGTTCAGTTACCCATCCACGTTCAATTCCGTTTTCAAGCCAAATCTCAAACTCTCTATAGTCGGAGTCTTTGTCTTGCATATTATTTAAAATTTCTTCCCATTCTTCAGACATATTATAAGTATACTCCTAAATACTTACTACGTCAACTGGCCCCATGCATGAGGGATTAAATTTAATTGCAGCATTTACTGCTTGAATAACTCTGTTTCTTGCATTTTTTTGCTTATCTGTTGCATACAAAACCCCATAAGCATACTCTGCTCCAGAGCCCATAGCCAAATATGGAAGTGTGTATTTAGATAAAGACATGTCCGCAGAGGCGTGTTCATAGATCTGTCCACGAACACAGATAATTAAACCAAGGTCTCCATCTTTAGATGTATCTACCCAGAACTCATTATAAAATTCTTTTAGTTCTTTAACAAACTTAGTTTGCATAAACCTATCTGTGTCTTTAATGTTAGGTGCAGTTGGTTTAAAGTTATAACGGATTCTTTCTCCGTCCATTGCACCAGCATACCCAATAAGATAAGGGCCTATCTTCCAAACCTTTGGTGCTTCAAGTGCTAGGATGGTTCCATCATCTGATGCTCCACGATCCCCAGCCATATAAACTTTATCTTCATGGCGAACAACAGCGATGCAAGTCACGACAAACCCCTCCCAGATTAGGTATATTTAAGTATACCATTGCCCCAGGAGGGGTGTCAAGCAAGGTCTATATTATGACTAATTAGCCTTTTTGTCTACTGATTTAAACGCATCATTTATTTCTGACAATGAGAGTTTTCCATCGTCCAAAAAAGCCCTAGCCAGCCTTTCAATAACTGTTGCTACTCCTAAGAGTCCTGCAAGCATAACTGCCTGTATGGTGTCAATTCCTACTACTGCTCCTGCTCCTAAGACTGATAGTCCTGATGCTGCAAATACCGCAAGAATTCTCATTAGAATATTTGTTATTGCTTTCTGTGGGTGCTCCTGCTTTGGGGGTTCTACTATTTTTTTAGTTGCCATGGTTAGTCCTCCTTATCCTTATTTCCCTTTGATCCAAAATATCCACCAAGGATACCTATGACACCACCAAGTGCTGTTTGGACAAGGGTCATAACATCTGAAGAGACCTCTACGGCCTCTCCTGTAGTTTGTGTTTCTATTCCTGCAACAACATAGTCTCCTATGATTGCTGCAAGTATTGCTATGCCTACTAGCATAGAAAGTAAATACATTGTTTTATCTTTCATTCGTCATCTTTCCAGTCTTTATTTCTAATTGGATAAGTAATAGCCCATGCAAACATTGTTGCCATAATTGCTACACCAACAATTTGCTTGGCTGATCCGTCCAAGACTACATATGCTATAAACATACCAAGTAAAGTCCATAACTGATCAATCATATCCTGCATTACTTTCTTTATTATTTTCATGGTTTCCTTCTCCTTATTCTTGGGTCTCCCCCGCTAGGTCCACCGCCACTTGAGCCTCCACTAGGTGTTGGGGTTGTTCCGCCTGCGGTTCTTGCTGCAGAGGCTGCTGCATTTGTTGCTGCTGCTGTTACTGTTACAGCATTAAGTGCTGCTCCAGTTGCAACTACTGTTGCCACAACCATTTTTGTTGCTTCTTCTCTTTCCTCTACAGTCATATCTGCACCGATGCTTCCAAGTGCTTGTAATGCTGCAACGGGATCACTAAATAATTCTTCTGCAAATGCTGCTACGTCAGTAACTATTTCAATTTGTGCGCCAACCTCTGCTGTAATAACTACTTCTTGCCCACTTTCACTAGTGCGAACTTCTACTGGTGTATCTGGTGGTAAGTCTGCTAATTTAATTCCAGCATCTGCTACTTGTTCTTTTGTAAGATTTTCTCCAGGAGCAACTGATTGAATCAACGCATCAGCAACAATTTCTTTTTCTGCGGTAGACATTTTTCCATCAGTAGATACTAGGGCTACGATTGCTGCAACATCTTCTTTTGAAACTTCTCCATCAGATGCAAGTGCTTCAAGTACAGCCTCTTGATCTGCAGTAGAAACTTTTCCATCTGCTGCCAATGCTTCAATTAATTGATCAGTTTCTTTTGCATCTATTTCTCCATCTGCTGCCATAGACTCTGCAATTGCTTCTACTTCTGTGCTATCTACTTTTCCATCTAATAATGCATCATCAACTGTATTGGTGACATCTTCTTGTGATCCCGCCTCTGGTTCAATAGCAGGTGGCTCTTCAGCAGGAGGTTCTTCTGTGGGTGGCTCTTCTGCTGGCGGTTCAACAACTGGAGGCTCTTCTACAGGAGGCTCAACAACTGGAGGCTCTTCTGTAGGTGGTTCTTCTACAGGGGGTTGTTCTGTAGGTGGTTCTTCTACAGGGGGTTGTTCTGTAGGTGGTTCTTCTACAGGGGGTTGTTCTGTTGGAGGCTCAACTGGCACAGGAGGCTCTTCAGCAGGTGGTTGTTCTACAGGAGGCTCTTCTACAGGAGGCTGAACTGGCACAGGTGGCTGTTCTACAGGAGGCTGTTGTGTAGGGGGTTCAGGGGCTGGAGGCTCAACCAAAGCAGGAGGAGCAGGAACAGGTGCTGGGGCTGGTATTGCATTAATTACTGTTTGTGCATCTGCAATTATTGTAGGTGCAGTAGTTACTTTTTCTACTGCTGTAGAAACAATTGCAAGATCTGCTACTTTTGCAGTTAATGTTGTGTTTGCTGTTGCTAATGCAGTCACAGTATTTTGTGAAACTGTTGCAATAGGAGCA